CGATCTTCACTAGAGATAGTAGGAGTACTTGCACAGATAAAAGGATTAGTTAACCCAGCAGGTCTAACTGATGTAGCTGAATTAAATAGTACAGCTAATGGACAGTGGTGTTCAGGTAGAGAAGAAGACGTATCCTTATTGACCTTCGATAAACTCTTTCAATCAATGCAGGCACTTGAGTCATACGTTACGAAGAAAGAACGTAGACTATCTAAAGCATTCCTTATGGATGCTGCTGGTGTACGTGACGCAGAGCGCGTTACTGCTGAAGAGATCAGGCTGGTAGCTAGGGATCTTGAGATGTCACTTGGTGGAGTATACACTAGGTTAGCACAGACTTTCCAATTACCAGTAGCTAGGTTATTGCTTTCACGTATTGACTTTAAGATCAAAGGTGAATCAGTAGAGCCTATTATCACCACAGGGTTGACAGCCTTATCTCGATCAGGTGATCTTGATTCTTATAGACTCTTCTTACAGGATGCCTCATTATTGGGGGCTGTAGATGAAGGCGTAAGGGCTGAGCTTGATATACAGAGTATACTTTCTTTCCTTGCAACCAATAATAACTTTGATCTTAATGTAGCATTCAAGTCGCCTGAACAGAAACAAGCAGACCAAGATGCACAAATGCAAGCAGAAGAACAAGCTGTGCAGGATGAAGTTAGAATGAAAGCTGAACCACAAGTAATAGCACAACAGACTGAGGCACAATAATGTCCGAAGAGAGCACGGCAGTAGTAGACCAAGGAGTTATTCCAGAAGGGGAACCAGTAGTAGAGCCCGTAGTAGAACCAGTAGTAGAACCCGTACTTGATCCTACGTTAACCATCCCTGAACCAACAGAAGATCCTGTTGAGGAACCTACTAAAGAAGAAGACAAGGAAGTTGAGTCCACTGGTAATGAATACATTGATAGTCTACTTGGTGAATTTAAATCAAATGATATAGACGTTGATAAACTCTTTGGTAATTATACTGAGTCTGGTGACGAGAAAGATATTGACTTCGCTTATCTTGAATCAAAGGTAGGTAAGCTTGTAGCACAGGGCTTGATCGCTGGTGTTAGGGCAGAGAATGATAAGTTAGAGCATCAGTCTACTGAATCAGCTAAGACTATCTATGATGCCGCTGGTGGTGAAGCCATGTGGGAAGGGATAGTTCAGTGGATCGGTTCAGGTGCGTCAGGTCTATCTAAGGAAGGTGGTGAAGCATACAATACTATGCTGGCCGCTGGTGGTGTTCAAGCAGAGTTAGCAGCAAGGGAACTAAGTAGTATGTATAAACAGTCTCCGGGATTCACGCAAGATGCATCCCTACAGAAAGCAGATCAATCAGCACAACCAACAGGTATACAACCAATTTCACGTATGGATTATGTAGAACAACTCGACGCAATCGTACGTAAATCAGGGGAACATTCCCCCGAAGCTAAAGCACTTCATGAACGTAGAGTATTTTCTATGCAAAATGGTGTGTAATTTTGAAATTAGTGGAGCTAAGAAGCAATTCAAACGCACACGAACAATAAACTAAGGAAATAAACTATGGGTTATCCAACAGATTCAAGTGGCTTGTCACGTTCAGGTCTTAATTTAGCAGCAGCAGGTTCAGCGACAGAAACACTTCCTCTACACATCGAACAGTACGGTGGTCAAGTAGAAGGTACTTTCGCTAAAGCATCCTTCATGCGTAACTATGTAAATATTAAACCAATCCGCGGTACTGATACAGTAACCAATGATCGTATTGGTGAAGCAACTCTACAGAAAGTTGTACCGGGTGTACGTCCTGATGCAACTGTAGCACAGTTCAGTAATGTCTCTGTTAAGGTAGACACTATTGTACTTGCACGTAACAACGTAGCATTACTAGATGACTTCCAAGCTCACTATTCAGTTCGATCTGAGTTAGGTAAAGAGCATGGTAAGACGATTGGTAAGTTCTTCGATGAAGCATTTATTATCCAAGCTATCAAAGCTGCATTAATTGTAGCAGCTCCTGATCCTCAAGCTCCCGCTGGCGGTGAGACAGCTTTACCACCCGGTTGGCAGAGCGGTACAGCAGTTACTCTTGGTACTGCTGGTGATGAGTCTGATCCTGACTTGCTACAGAAAGCTATCGAAGATGTCTGTGAAGGCATTGAGCTTAAAGATGTAGACCTAGATGGTGGTGTGATTCTAGTCGGCCCTACTGAGTACTACACTTTACTCCGTAATGACCGTCTAATTAACTCACAGTACTCAATGGGTAATGGTGACGTTGCTACTGGTATGGTTCTTAAGTCATGTGGTTTACCACTGGTTAAGACTAACCGTATCCCTAAGGCGGCTATCTCTGGTCACTTCTTGTCTAACGCAGGCAACAGTTCAGCTTATGATGTATCAGCGGCTGAAGCTAAGACTAAGGTAATTGTAATGCTACCTAAGGCGCTATTAGCAGGTGAAACTATTCCTCTAACTTCTGACGTATATTACCAGAAGACTGAGCTACAGTGGTTCATCGACTCTTGGTTAGCATTTGGTGTAACAGCCAA